ATCGCGAGTGAAAATGTTACTGCCTGATCTGACAAGGATTTCAGTCAGAGCGTTATCAGTAGTTGCGTTAGTGATTGCGTTAGTGAAGATGGGGTCTGTTTCATCAGTTACAATATCTGAAACTTGTGTTTTCTTTAAAACATATCTACCTGTACCATCTGGATCAAGAGACATCAACCATTGTGAAGACAAGTCTTGTGTGATGGTTGTATCAATAGTTAAAAAATCTGAAAACGAGATAGGGTAAGTAGATGATGAAGTAATAGATATACCTTGAGAAGATGTAATATCTAAATCATCTGGGAGTAATCTTATACGTGAGCTAGTAACACCATCATCAACTTCTAATGTGAGTTGATTTGATGACTTAAATAACCCAGAACTAGGAGTAATAAAAAATTCCGTCTCATCAAATGAAGGCACATCAGCTAATGCTTGTAGTAAAATTCCCCCTACATTCTTACCTAAACTAAGATCATATTGGTAATCTAAGCTAGAACCTGTAGGATTATAGGCATCTGTAATACCATAAGCTCCATTCATTAAATATAAACCCCCTTGTATAGAGTTAGCTTTAGATAAGTGAACTCCTAAATCTGGAGAAAAGTTGTTGATAGTCATATCCCCAAACTTCAGTAGTTGAGGACTACCGGAATTAAAGGGGAATAAGTTCATCTTCACATATCTACTAGCATCTAAGATAGAATCAGATGATGTATAAATATTACCTTCTAAGAAAGGAGAGGGAACAATCTCAAACTCACCACTAGGGTTTGACCTAAAAATATAATTACTGTCTGGAGCATTCCATAACATATAAGGATGAACCTTAGTAGGAGTTTGTGATAATAATTGCACAGTACATGCAATTAAAAGAGTAAGTGCTAAAACTATATTTTTAAGTCTCATCAATTTAGGATTTTATAATCCAAGTGATTTGCACAACTTCACCTGAAAAAGCATTTCTATTTAAACTAATTCCACTAGCGGTAAGAGTATAATCTCTAGTAGCTCCTTCTGCTAAAACGATACCACCAATACTGACTTGAATATCCTCAGCATTTTGATCCCAATTAGCAGTAGGATTAAAAGCTGTTTGAGCCGCAATAGCATCATCTACGTAAGTATAAGAAACAATATCTGCTTTCTCAATAGTCATATTAGTAGTAGCCCCATCCTCATCCGTATAAGTTAGTGTTCTAGTACCTTCGTTCCACGAAAGGGTTGTAGTGGTTTCATTGATTGTATAAGTCTGATTTCCGTTATCTGTTACAATATCTCCTGAAATAGTTTTAGTAAAAGCAGGGATGTTAGATAGATCAATATTAGTAGTAGCTCCATTTTCATCTGTATACGTAAGAGTATTGGTAGCAAGAGATAGAGAAGTGGTAGTTTCTGTAAATGACACCACATAGGGATCACCAGAAGTACCAGTACCAGTGACCGTAATATCACCACCTGCATTAATTATTGTTTCCGAACCATCAGCAACTATACTAGATGCAGGCGCAATTTCCCAAAGACCAGAAGCATTAGATTTAAAAATATAGTCTACTCCCGGAGCCGACTTAAACATAATAGGGAAAATCTTAGTCTCTTGTGAGAAAGCTAAGATTGGTAATAACATTAAAATTGCAATTATAATATTTTTCATTGTTTATGATTTTGTAAGCCATGTAACTTTTACTACTTCATCAGCAGTTAAGGCAGTGTTAAATGTAATTGTTCCACCAGTTACGCTATAATCTCTAGTAGGCCCTTCTGACATAAGTACACCAGATCGAAGAACTTGTTTATCTAAACTGGATGCGTCAGCAAATGTACCGCCGGGCGTAACATCGGTTTGAGCAGCAATAGCGTCAGTAACATACGTATATGAAAGAACATCAGCTTTCTCAATAGTAACATCCGTAGTGGCCCCATCTTCATCTACAAAAGATAAAGTTCGAGTACCCTCGTTCCAAGAAATAGATGTAGTAGTCTCATTAATAGTGTAAGTTTGGTTACCATTATCCGTAACTATATCACCAGAAATAGACTTGGTAAAAGCTGGAATAGTTGATAAATCAATATTAGTAGGACTTCCTGCTTCATCGGTATAAGTCAGTGTATTGGTAGTAAGTGAGAGTGATGTATTCGTCTCTGTAAAAGAGATAACGTAAGGATCACCTGATGTTCCTGTACCTGTAACCGAGATGTCTCCACCTGCATTAACGATGGTTTCTGAACCATCTGCTACGATACTAGAAGCTGCTGCTATTTCCCATGTACCATCAGCTTTAGATTTAAAAATATAATCTAAACCGGGAGCAGACTTAAAAAGAATAGGTGGAATACGTGTTTCCTGTGCTTGTAATGTGAAGCAAGCAGCTACGATAAATAATATGGATAAAATTAATTGTTTCATTTTTAAATAAATTTAGTAAAATATAACTAATACATTTTCTGTATCTAAAGTTAAAGTAAATGTAATTGTATCTCCTGAAATAGTAAAGTCTGTTCCTTGCACCATAGCAATCCCAGATCGCTTTACTTGAACAGAACTTGGAGCCGTAGGAACTTGAGATAAGATAATCGTTGCTCCTGTTTGCGCTAAAAACGATTCTACATTTGGAGCTTGTGCTGCTCCTGCTGGAAGTAAAGGAAACCATTCTTGATTAAGAGGATTATACACAAAAGTAGTATCATTCCTCTTTAAGAAAACATCCTTAAAATCATTAGATAAATTATCCGAAGGATTTAAATAATATATCCCTCTTGTAGGAATAAATTTATCTTGTGCAGTATCATAATGATAAAGAACAGAATCTTGTAGATTATATACTGGATAACGGTATTGATCAGTAGTGTAATTTGTTAAAGAATCTACAGCTACAATAGAAACCCTTATCCAAGAAGTTCCGTCAAAGTAATACTGTGCATCGTTAGTATAATCCCAATATGTCCAGTTATCATTTTTTGTAGAAGGTGTATAAGAAGGCGGCCCATCTCCGTAAGCATCTAAGCCTTGAGATGTTGTCTGATTATTTAATTGTAATTTTCTAGGATTTTCATCATTATCCCCTCCTTGACTACTTTGTGAGTAGGTAAAAGAAGCAAAGAAGAAAAATAATAATACTGTTATTAAATATTTCACGAGTTACTTACAGTTTGTTGATAATAAGCTATTACCGTATAATACATATTAATAGAAGGGTAAGTAATCTGAATAAGAGATGTTGTAGGCGTATTAAACTTAGTAATCGTATACTCAGAGGTATGAGATAACCTATTACCATTTGCATATACTTCTACGTATTCATTATCATTATCAGGTAATAATCCTCCTTCTCTTGTCCATTCTAATTGCCCTGTTCCACTAACATCATGTATTTCCTGAACTACACGTTTAAGTGTTACTGATTCAAGTATAGTAATATCTTCATTAGATTCAGGGTTACATCCATTAGCTATTGTAAAACTTCTTATTGTTGGCATTATTGACAAATTGCTTCTATAGTTAATGTAAAATTAGCGGGATTACCTGATGCAATTCTAACCCAAACTTCCTGTGATGTTCCGCTAGGAATAGTCAAAGCAGTAAAAATTTTATTACTACCCGTTCCTACTGAAGACTTTTTACTTGTTTTTGAAGAACAATTATCACCTACATTAGCAGTAAATACTTCTATAGCAGGGTTCATCGCAGTTATTGAGTTTACAAAAGGAGCTTCATTTTGTACTTCAAATTGAAGTATATACTGCTCAGATTTTGCAGGAGCAGTAAAAGTATACCATAAATCTCCTCCTAAATCAGGATAATTTGTTTGATTATCATATAATACCCAAGAAGTAGGATATGTTTCACCTGAATCTGTAGGAGCAGCAAAAGTAGCGCAAGATTGATTATTATCATCTTCTATTACTACAGTAAAAGGAACAGAAACAGTTCCTGAGATAACAAAAGCATTTGCACAAGTATCATTTGATCTGGGGTTTGATGTTGAATACTGTACTGTATATTTAGCAGATACTCCATTTACAGTATACGTAAACTCATAATCTCCTTCAGCAGATACTCCTGAAAAATCAGCAGTTCCGTTGTAAGTAGCAGGTGGAGTAGGAGCAGGTGTTTGTGAACCTGTAAAAGTCCACGTACCACTAGCTTGTGCCCCTAAATTCTCCATATCAGCTTCTTCCCATATATTGATTGTTGAAGGCATAATTGTAGTTTTAGTTACACAAGGCTATTTTGCTATCTTGTCCTGCACAATTAATAGTTACCGTTACTGTAGCAGTATTAGATTCTACGTTATTACTATTTTTTACAGTGTACGTAAACGTATCTGTACCTACAGCTTTAGATAGAGCTGAATAAGTAATAGTACCATTAGAGTTAGCAATTGCAGTACCTTTAGAAGGATTACTTTTAATTGTTACAGTAGAGGGGGCGAGAACGCCTGAGCCTGGTGTATCATTATCTAAAATAGGGAAAGTAGTTGTAGTTCCACAAGTTATAGTTACAGAGTCGTCGTTAGCTACAGGAGCTGCTAAAGATTCTGTTATTGTATAATTTATAGAACGAGAACAAACTTCTCCAGTAATATCACATATTACCCATGAAAAAGAATCTGTAGAAGATATTGGATTTGGTACTTCGTAATTTATAATGTGTTGACCATTAATATTAGTAGACAAAGTTATAGAAGGAGAATCTGAATTAGGGGGAGTTACTATTTGGAAAGAACTCCAATCTACAGAAGCTAGAGTAAGTCCATTTAAAATAAGTTCAGAATCTATAGGAATAGAAAAAGTATCTCCTGATGAAGCAGATATAGGTAGAGAGAAAGTTTTATCTATAGCATCTATAGAAGCGTCTGTACTTACTTGTCCAGTATTTAGAGTTATAGAAGCAGTAGTAGATTTAACATTCTCTGTAGAAACTACTGAATAAGTTCCTGAAATAGTAGAAGATTCATATTCTGGAGTAGTTTGAAATTTGTATATACCTTCAGAAGCAGACACTGGTATTATAGAAATGTGATTAGGCAAATTAATAGCTAATTTATCTAAGTTATAAACGTAGTTAGCGCAATTTGTAGGCATAGAAAATTGATAATCCCCCGACTCCAAAAGACCTGTATTTTCATTATAATTTAAGAAAATAGTTACAGGTTGTGCTTGAGGAATACATACTGAATGCTGTTTAGTAACTTCCTTAACACAATTTTTACAATCAGTAGCTATAGCTTTTATAGTTGTAGAAGATGGAAGTACAACCCCTTCTTTATACTTTAAATTAAGAGTAGAAGAAAAGTTTGAAGAATTTTCAGATTCTTTATCATATATGGAATTATCATAAATCCACTGTATGTTAGTAGAAGAACAACTAGGAGATCCAGCTGATACTGAAAATGTATTCGTATCCGTTACCGTAATAGCTGACATAGCTAAAGAAGTACAAGGATTTCCTACTGAGATAGTAGAGGAAGATGTGCACCCATTAGCATCTGTTACAGTAAGAGTAATAGTAGGAGATAAATCGAAACAATCTTGAGAATTAAATATCACCTCAGTTTCAATCTCATTTTGAGTTGTGCCTGAAGCTTGAGAAAAAGAGACGCAAGATTGATCTGCAGACCATTGATAAGTATACGGAGCAGTACCATCAGTGACATTAATTATTTTATTTACTCGTATATTCATTGTATTACTGTTATTGTAGGAAAGACACAAGTATATGTGGGCGTATTATCAGAAATGGATAAAGAACACGTCAAAGTTTTAGTTCGATCTTCGCTAGAAGGTTCAGAAAAATCACTACTTTGAATTAGACATAATAAATCATCCCCTATTTCACAATCTGAAGTAAGAGAGGACAGGTAGAGAAGATTAGCTGTTGGGCAAATTTTTTCTTTATTATAGCAAGTAGTGCCGTAATAGTGTTCGTATGCGTGTGAAATTAACAAAGAACATAATCCACAATATAATTTAGCATCCACAATCTTCGTCTTTTATTGTTTCATTTAAAAGTTTAGTTAAGGTCACAAATAGCAGTCCATGTTCTGAGCAAGTACAATTACTACACTGTCCATCATTGTTAGATAGAATAAGATGATAAGCATAGGCCATTGATTGTGGATGTTTAGAATAGTGTTTAGGTAATTTACACTTTGTTTCACAATCTAAATAGGCGCATGAATATTCAATTTCTTTAGCCCCTGTAGCTGTAACTGTTTTAGTTAACTTAAGAGAAAGTACCATATCTGGAATAGTGGTAATAGCAGAAAGGTCAGACGGAGTAATTACATACTTGTTATTATCTGTATCTAGAGAATCACCATCAAGAGTAAGGGAGATAACTTCACCTCCCTCAACATTGCCTTGATAAGATTTTAACTCTAGAGTAAGCGTATGATCAGGAGAAGGAAGTGCTGCCACATAATTTGTAATTAATGTAGAAGTTACTTCTATTTGTGAACAATCATTAGCTATTGTTAGAGTCATAATATCTGTTGTATTTAATGTACAAAGCTAGATCCAAATCTTTTTGCCCCCATAATGGAGGTAATACCGTCAATTTTTTCTTAGAATTAAGAAATGATTGTGAAGCATTACGTTGAGCAGTGGGAAATGATTTAGCTGTACGTGATTTAGTATAGATCATACTGTAAACCAATTTGAGCCATCTGTGACATAAGTAACAGAATCATATTGAGAAGCGATAGTATCATCAGCAGCTCCGTCAATAGTTTCAGATCCAGGAGTATCCACAGTAACATTATTCGCACTAACGTCAATTTTTTTCACTGTAATAGGAAATTTAACGTCAGCTGGGGCTGGTAGTGTAATTGTAGTAACTGCAGAAGTAGCGTCAACTAAATATACTGATGGTGAATTTTGAGCAGTTAAAGTAGTATCTGCAGATAAAGATGATACTGAAGTATTAAAACGATCTACTGTAATAGTATTATCATCAATACGATTACCGATCCAAGACGTTAATTCTACAGCTTCAGAATTCTTAGCAGCGTTAAATCCACCGTAAGCTTTCTGATTAGGCTTACCTACAGTACGTCCAGCATTAATAGGAACATAAAGTTTAGTGGGATTCGTTCCTGTAAGTTTATTGAATTTACGTTTTCTGTCTGGCAGTAAAAAATTCATTGTTTGTTAAGTTTTAAAATAACAGTGGGGGCGCAGGAAGTAATCCTACTAGCCCCCACCACTTAATTTGTAAAATATAATATGCTAAACCAATACAAAAATTAGAGCTTAGCTCTGATTAGAGTTCGATCAGAGCTTGATTAATAGATGCGAGCCAAGAATTCATGGCCGTATCAAATTCTGATACTGTAGTACTGCCTGCAGAAGGGATAAGAATTACTTCTCGTTTCGGAGATGCAGACATGTTAGAAGTATCAATTTGTTTTGTAGTGTGATGTTCAATCACATAAACGTTATAAGAAGTATCCTCATCTACTGGGTTAGGGAAGTTTACAATTGGATCCAGAGTAGACTGGAGATTGTATTTACGTTGCCCATGAGTAGAATCATACCACAGTTTGAGAGCACGACCTTGGCCTTCTCCTTCAGAGGCTTTAGAACCTTCTGCGTGATATACAGTATTAAAATTAAACCCAGATGTAAGACCTACATCCAGACGGATTTTGGTTTGAGGAATAAAATCTTGATAAGCTAGTGGACGATCTAAAGCCATAATCATAATAGCATCTGCTACTCCATTAGTATCAGTGCCGGCAGTAGAAAGATCTACTTTTACGATAGACCAGGTAGTATCGGCAATAGCGTCACCAGAAGCGGCTATAGCAGTGTCTTTAATAGAATCTACCATCTCTTGAGTAAGAGTTAAAGAGCGAGTACCATAAGTAGAAGATTCTACAACGGGAACAACGTCTCCAGCAGCTAACTGAGTAGCACCAGAACCTTTACCACCAATGTTATCACCAGCAGCTCCGGTAGTGTCAATAGCGAAAGCTACAACTGGATCATTGCCACGGAACTGAGTTCTGTTGATAGCAATGGCAGTTGAGTTACGATTAATATTCCAAACCAAATTCTGAATTAGATAATCACGCTTATGAGCATCAGTAGTAATGCTCAGAGCAGCAAAATCTGGCGTAGTAAAATGAGGGGTAAAATGAGCAGTTCCTCCCTGAGAGTACATCTCATCCATAGTACGTCCGCGATAAGTAATGCGGATAGCGTACTCAGTTTCAGCAGTAGGGATAAAATCACCTGCATTACCAGCACCTTTACCGATTGCCCACGTAGAGTGAGAAGCGTTTACAGGAGCTTGTTTAGTAGCAGTGATAGTACCATTAGCGTGAATAGGTTGAGAAGCTTCAAAAGGACGAGCCCATAGTGGGAAAGTTGCAGAAGCTTGGGCTTGAGCTGGGTTAGCTGAAGCAGAAGTACCTTGTACAATCTGAATAGCTGGAGAAGTAGCAGCCGTGATATTAGTATCAGTAGCAGTTACAATTTCCATCATAGATTTAGTACCATTACCGGAAGCATCTACAATACCGAGCTGACCATCTGCTAGACGAACTGAACCAGTTGATTGATTAATCAAATGAGAATCAGCGTTAGCAGTATTAGTTAGAGCTTGGTTGCCAGAAGCAACTAAAAAGGTTTCTACAGCTCTTTTTGATCCTTGTCGAGTATACATAAATTATATGTGTTTAAGTTATATATATTATTCGTTGTTAAATATTTTTTGAGTCTTGAGTTGAAGATAATTAGGGTCTTCAATTATTCCAGAAGCTATTTGAACAGCATAATCAACTATTTCTGAATGAGTATGTTCAGGAAGAATGCAATTTGAAATGGGATAAGTATTACCATCTATATACTGATAATCACCGTAGTTAAGTCGAGTAGGTTTTCTTAGATATTCTAATTTAACCTGACCTAGTGTATACTTTCCTGGATATAGAAATATTGCAGATGAATCACTGTTTGAGGCTTTACCAAAATTAGCGGGAACTCCGTCTAGCGGTGAGGCATTATTAAAAGGATCATCAAGAACTGAATTTAAATCGTCGTTTTCTACTTCATTTAGAGAGGTGGTGTGAATTTCATCAGAACACAGAGGGTCGATAATTTCCACAGTAGCGCGAGTTAAAAATAGATATGGGTATTTAAGAGAAGATAAATCTAACTCATAAACACCATTATGATTAATCAGTGATACAGAAGGTTGTACTGGATGTTTTATATGAAGAGTAGATAAGTCATCTATTCTTTTTTGATTACGTTCAAAAGAAGCAGGGGATAATCTAGTTATACCATAAGTATTTTTAAGATATACCCATTGAGCTTCATTCAATAGCCAGTCTATTTCTGCTTTATTAAAATCTTCCTTAGACATAGACGCTACGCGATCTATCTTAAATTGGAAGTCATAATGCATTTCCTTTATATCCATTAGGCAAGTTGTTTAGCTTTAATTTCTTCTTCAAGCTCATCTACGAGAGCTTGTTTTTTAGGGTTAAGTAAAAAGTCTATAGCTTCAGAATAAGTAGACCCTACCTCGATTTTACCAGAGGTTCTAACCCAAGTATAAGTACTTTGTTTCTCTGTTATTACACGATAATCCAAAGCTTTTTTGAGTAAGTTTCTAGCTTCCAATTCTTCTCTTCCTCCCTTAGTTTTAGTAAGTTCGTAAACTCCAGTAAATTTATCTATATTATTACCAGGTTGGTTAGTGGAGGAATTTATATACTCAAACAACAAATTCTCAACTTGTTCTTCAGTAAGATTAGTTCTAGCAGATGCTAAATCAAGTATATTAACAATTTTACGTCTTAGAATCATGTAAGCTAGCGAAAGCTTTTGAACGTTTACGATTTTTAGTAAACTTAATTTCTTCTGATTCTTGAGCATCAGCAATAACCCACTTTGCTTTAGGCCATTTATGATCACTATGCTCTTTATAAGAGTTAGCAACTTTTGATGATTCCATCATAACGTGATATCCGCACACACCATCTAGAGTAGAGAGATCTAGAGCGCTAGATCCATCATTCAGTCTCCATGATTTAGTTTGAAAGTATGTAGTTGGACGCTCACCTTTTTTAGGAAGCTCATTAGTTAAATAGCCTTCAGGAAGGTTAAATTGTTGTTCATATTTATCTTGGAGAATAAGTTCATTGCCATTTTCATCTTTGACTACCTTACCATTTTCCATCCAAGGTTTATAAAGACCTGTAGCTAGACCTCCCACTTTGGGAGAGTATAGCGCACGAAGTTTATCCGTACAAGATCCTACTTTAGTTTTATTAAGAGGTTTATTAGTTTTTGTCTCAAAATTACTCCACTCAGATATTTTAGTGGCAGTTTTTCTAGGAAGAGATTCAATGAAAACTATGTTTTTATTGCCCATAAGAATTCCTTAGTTATTTTTACGTTGGTTCTTAAGTTATCAACGTCCTTACAAGTATATATTCCTTGCAAGTATTATATAATAAATTTATTTATGATTAATATTCGTAATCATAAATGAGTTCACCGCAACGGGTAACGTCTTTAATCCACAGACCTGCAGTACCTTCAACAGCCATTTCATATCCGGCGATGAGAGCACCAAATTGTCCACCTTGAATAGGACCTTCTGGGGATACAGTACCAGCAGTATAACCCCAACGATAAGTATCTTTTACTTTCAGCATCATAACGTTATTCTCTCCGCCGGAAGTACCGAAATCGAGAAATGTCATTCGAGCTGAGTCGATAGGGTAGTTAGTATATTGTGGGTGCTTACGTTTGTTGTATTTAGGAGAATCATACATAGGATTCTTCAACAAGGTAACTTCAATTCCCTCAGGACCTTGATACATTATGTTCGAGTAAAATCGCTAATTTTACTCCGGGCTTCCCCTGCTTAGTATTACTACTAAGATCAGACTATATCATCTCCTCATTTATATTTGAGGAGGCTGCTTTTTCGGATCGCTTGATCCTACCTATTGGCTTTATCTTGAGCTTATGATGCATACATGACACTCTTCTTACATACGGCTCTACAATTTGGAGAAACTTTCTAGCTTCCTTTGTATGCATAACCAATTCATAGTAAGAGTTTTTCTTATTTTGTTTAAACTTAATATTCCATATTTCTTGAAAATAATCAATTATTACTTGATTTTCTTCTTTAGAAAGATTTGTGTGTATTCTTAAGGCAGATCCTCTAACGTATCCATCTTTATTTTTTAACGTGGTTAGTGATCCGTCATCCATATACCATATTGCTATTCCAAGAGGAGTTAATCTGTTTAGCTGTTTTCTTATTCCTACAGTCTTTTTAGGAGTGTATAAAATTTTCCTAAATAACTTAGAAAATTTATACACTTTAGTAGAAAATCCATATTGAGTAGTTCCGTTAGATTTATAAGTTCTTATTCTAGATACAGAAATATTATGCTTTTTTAGAACTTTATGTTTCCATCTAACGTATCCTTCTTGTCGTTCGCAGTGGCGGATATTAAGTTGTCCATATTTGTCAAGATGTCCGTCACCTATTATCATTGCGTAAAATAAGTCACGAGACTTTTTAGTTATTTTTGCCATAGATCGAAGCCATTGGGCTCGGTTTATTTTGTTTTAGTCGTTGAACGTTCCTCCAAATTTGGAGACTTCGCTGCTGATTGTCCATCTATCTTTTTAGATTAGGAGTTTCCAGCAATTAAGCAGCTTTTCGAGTACTGTTACCAGTACAAGGCACTATCGTTAGTTTATGCGTAAATTGAGCGCCATAAGATAGGTGGCGTGGATTAGAACCAATACGCTCAATGTAATTGGTATCCATCGTAAAGAAAGAACTAGCTTCAGCAGCCAGCATGTCGTGGAACATCATAGAACCCAGTGTTCCGGTCATCGCTACTACTTTACGATCACTTTCATCGACACGAGTAAAGAAGATATCCAAGAGATATTCCTTTATAATATCGGTAGTAAGCGCAGTGTTATAATATTCAATCCAGGAGTCAGCAAGCTGAGCACGCAGACCAGGACCAGTTTTTTTCCAGTATCCTTTCTTACCTGGTTGGGTTTGCTTAACGCCATAAGTAAGTTGAGCTTCCATCAATATGTTCAACTGAGGTCGTTAATCTCAGTCAGCGGATTTATACCGCATCTATATATTTCTATATAGTTCAGACTATATCATCACCCTCTATAGTACTAGATTGGGTGTCTACCATTTCCTCAGACTTCTGAGTACGCCTTTCGGCTAGTCGTTGAACGTTCTTATGAATTTTATCTATTTTTTCTAGAAATTTATCTTGTGAATGATAGTGCTTTGCGTAGTTACAAAAAGAACAGCATGGTATAACATTATTTTGTATGTAACCTTTATTATTATCTATCCTATCTATTCCTTGATACTTAATTTGATAAGTAGTTTCTACATTTTCTGGTAAATCGTTACAATAATAACATCTACTTTTAAACAAATATAAACATTGAAATAATGTAAGATTAAATTCTAAATTTCTAGTTTTAGCAGATTTTTTATACTTTAAAAATACTCGTTTAAGCTTCTCGTCTTTAGTTTTAGATTGTTTTCTATATATTGCAGAACATTTTCTACAAGCAGTGTAACCATTTTTATTTAAAGACTTGATTTTAGAATCAACAAATGAAGCAGAACCTTCAGATTGATTACCGCAATTACAGGTTAAAGTATAATTACCTTTAGAAGAATTCCATTTAGTAATTGTCCAAGACCCTATTTGTTGATTAAGTTGATATTTTTTAGTATAAGTTCTCATAAGCTTCGCTGCTGATTGTCTTCGTCATTACACGGTCAGAGTTCCCAGCAATTAGATAGATTTGCTTAGCTGATTACGCAGCTAAGGAGCAGGAAAGTTTACTCTGGTAAAGCTCATCGTGCATTTTTGCTTCGTACATAGATAGGAAAGAACGCATCAACTGGTCAGTACCAGTGCGCGGATCTTCGTAGAGAACTTCAACGCCCAAGCGACCGTCTTCACGGTAGGCTTTATCAGTTACAGTAAACTTTTGAGCGAAAGAACCTACTTGAGATTCCAACATGAAAGAAGCAGGAACTTGAGTAGTACCGAAATCTTCATTGTATTCAGATTGAGTAGTAGTCCATACTTTCGTAAATTCTTTACCTTCTTCTAATAAGGAGACAGGTAGAAAACGAGTAGGATCATCGCCTTGAATACGTACGGTGTAAATAGTACTATCACCGTCAGATATACCTGATCCGATAACTTCTAGAGAGTAATCGTTGTCTTCAGGCATGAGTACGTCAGGCTCTTCATAAAAATCCAAATCGAGTTTAATTTGGAAAGGAGTATTACCGTATCCAGGAGTAGTTAGATTAGAATCTACTAAACCTCTAGAACGGGCAACTTTTTCTTCAGCTCCTTGAAGATACCAACGATAGATTTCAGTGTCAATTTCTTTTGTTCCGTAAGACTTAGCACCAGTCATACCTAAGAGGTGCTTAGTTGTGAAAAAACGGTTCTTAGATGAGAAAACTTTCATAAGGGTATTCTCAAATACGTGAGGCTTACCTACATCATAGGAACGACCAAGGTATTGAGAATCCACAAAGTTTCCTCCAAAACCATCATAGTGTTTTAGAATTAAAGAACTTTTTGGAGTTGGCATAATTAAATTAAATTAATAAATGTGTAATATCTTAATGTAGTATTATTCTAAGACATTAATAAATCTTTCCCAATCGACATTATTTTTTGAGGAAGGATTCGGGGGTGTACCTCCTTTTCTGGAAGTATGTCCTAGAGAATTTTCTAATTTTTTCTGAAAAGAAGATACAGTTTTTGTACCGCCTTTTTTCTCGAATCGAGTTAAATCAAACCCTTTTTGAGGGTCATAAGAATCATATAATATATCTGCTAGAACAGCTAAATGTTCTGGATTAGCGGATAACTGATTTACTTTTCGCTGAAACTCAGTTTGTACACCATCTTGTTTAGTTACTTCATTAATCATAAATGATCTTACTTTGTTTTTCCGATCATCTGAGATAAGCTCATTATCGTTAATTGCTTGCTCAAGAGTCTTTCTATATTGTCTTTTTTCCTCATCTGTCTGAGTTAGAATTTCTTGCTTACGTTGAGAATAGTAAGTTTTTAAAGACTCTTTAGCTTCTTGAGCTTCTTCAGTTAATTGTCCTGAAACTTCCATTTGATCAACTAGTTTATCTATTTTAGATGGATCTAGTTTTGTGGTAAGTTTTAGGTGTTGTTTGACAACTTTCTTCTGATCAGGAACAGTCTGTAATGATACTGAATCAAGATCAGAAATTTCATCTGCCTGAGTCATTTTTATGTACTCAGATAATGATTTACCTCCATTTAATCTATACTTAACGTAATCTCTACCTTCCTCATCTAGAGAATTCCATAAAGCGTCCATCATCTCTTTATAAGTATTATCTCGAGATTGATCTAAAGCTTCTTGGAATTTTTCAGGACTACCGTCAAATTCAAAATCCTCTGGTACAGATAGGTAATTATTTTCTTTTAAAAAGTTATAATAATTTTTAATCTGATCATTCTCAGTAGGAGTTTCTTGACTCTCTCCAGTTGGAGGTTCAGTGTCATCTGGATTAGGTTCGTCAAGAGTTTGAGGCTCTTGAGGAGGAATATCATCTGGAGGTGTATTATCTGGTGGAGTATCATTTACGTCCTGGCCAGATGTATCATCAGGTATATTATCTTGAGTAGATGTATCGTCAGATTGATCATCTGGAATAGACTCATACATCTCTGCCGGCATATCGCCTTCAGTTATAGAGATTAAGTTTTCTAAAGATAAAGGTTCGTTTGACATACTAATATAACGTTTTGTAAAAAATTATGCAAATTATTTTGTGGTTTGGAGAAAATTTTGTAAGTGTATATGGACTTAAGATGCGTTAGAACGTGATTTTTGAGCTTTTATCTTTTTTAACTCAATCTCTTTTTGCTGTTCTAATTTCTTCTTTTCTAGTTCTAACTTCTCTTTTTGGTTCTCTATATCAGCCATAATTTTTTCGGCTTCTAGAGAATCTTTTTGATTATCAACAGAAAGTTTCATCTCCTCTACTTTGACTTTTAATTCGCCTTCAAGTAAGGCTAGCTCTTTTTCGTGGAGTTGAATATCTTCTTGTAATTGACGTTGAGCTTCAATTTGTTGTTGCTGCATTTCTTGTTGAAATTGTTGTTCTTGTTGTTGCTGACGATCAAGTTTACGTTCTGAATGTTTAATCTGCTCTTCGAGTTGATTAGCAGAAGTAGCTTTAAGAATTTTAATAACGTCTGACATACGTGCTTTATCATTCTGAATAAGAGGTTGTGCAAGTTGTCTCATCATCTCAAATACTTGAGCTTCTTTCATAGAGTCAGTTAAGTAGATAGCAAATTGATGATTTGTAATATCTTGAGGACGTACGTCTAATACTTGTAAAGTTCCGTCATCTAAAACATACTGTTTAATTACTTTGTCTTTACTAGCCCAACATGCTTGAGTAACTTCTATGGATGAGTTAAGAATATTTTCCCATAGTTTAGCGTGAGGTTGGAAATAAGCAGCTTCCGTAATAGTAGAAGATTGAATGATATTCTGTTGAGCATTTGTCACAGCATCATTAGACCTAATTTGACCTTCACGTTGTCTGGTAATACCAGCTACATCTGATATTTGTTGATCAATAGCATCCATAAGAACAATGTAATTCTGTATATGTTGCATATTTGATCTATCTGTAGCAGACCTAATTTCTCAGGAATCATAGAAGTATCAAAATGAAATACTTTGCCTTTATCTCTAGCAATAAGTCGTTTTAACTTATGTACTAGTACAAAGTAAATATATTGAAAAGGTTTCATGCGATCCATAAGTGATATAGATTGAGCATTCATATTGTTATAAACGATGCCGTGATAACCGAGTCGTGCTTTGTAAGGATTATCTATGGAACGATGTTGGTATTTTTTAGGTCCCATACAGCAATAGATATTACCTCCAATACGTACTCCTTCCCAGATTTCTGGAATCCATCCTTCATAGGCTTTAAAATTATCGAAAGTATAAACTTTCTTCTTTTTACCGTATTCGTTAGTTTCCGTAGATTTAGTAGCGTAATCTGGAATTTCAAAATCTTCAGAAGCAATTACTTTTTCTGTATCTCCGTAATTGTTAGTAAATTCAATGAAATATACTTTACGTTCTGATCTCCATTCTACGTGAGTTACAATCCAATCTTTCCCGTAATAAGAAGAACCATATGAACCTTGACCTTCAGTTTTTGAATGTCCGTTAGTAATATATTGTTCGTACACATCAGTATTATCATATTTCATTTGAGTAGATAATGAATCTCTTGTCCCTAAAATACCTGCTTTATATTCTTCTAACTGATTAATATCTTCGTCTTCTAGGTACTCAGAATATCTATCTAAGATATCACCTACGCTCATCATAGTTCTATAACCAGCAAAAAGCCCATCTTGCACATATTTTACTTCTGGAGATTTATGATAAAAAATTCCTAAAGGGTTAAGTGGTTCGATAACAGTTTGACCATTTCGTATACCTACCCAAGTATGTTCTTCCCCAGAAATAAGAGCATGCTTAAAAGCGTCATTCATTTTTTCTTTAACTGATTGATCTAGGATTAAATATTGCAGTATTTGATTAGCTAATCGTTCTAGAGTAGAAGAGAAAGAAGCAGATTGAAGTTTTTCTAATTGATCTTCAGGAATAGCTTGCTGGATAGCTTGCTGAATTTCTTGTTGAGCTTGCCTAGCTTGTTGAGGAGTCATGTCAGGAGTAATTCGATTAGAAAGAAGTTTCTCTTGAAATTGTTGTACATGTTGTGCGAGCAATGTACGTAGAGCTTCATCTTTTTCGTGAAGTTTTGTGCGCACTCCTTCAGAATTCACGATGACAGTTTTATAATCTACAGGCCGTTTTAACTCTTCACCTAATAGAACTTGTATCTTATTATAGGTTTTATTATAAGGTTGTATCTCATCTTTAAATTGTCCTACCTCAATTCCTAAAGGATTGCATTCTCGCTCAAAATCTTTTTGGTTTAGCGTATTATTATACAACTGATAATTAGCTAGCATACGTTCATAGTGGTTATTTTGATTGTCTGAAGTTTCTCCAGATACGTGAGATAAAATAAGAGTATCTATCATATCTCTACACCACTTGTAATTATTTCTAACCTTCTCTTTATAAGAGAGACGTTGTTTTGGGTAATTTAATGCTTGAATTGCCATATTTATTTAGATTTATTGAGTAGAGATTCTAACTCATCAGTGTATTTTATTATTAATTCTTCGTCTTCATTAATTTGAGCTTCTTCGATTAAATCAATTAACTCTTTTATTCTAGATTGAGTTGACATAATGTTTAGGTTGAGAATTAAATATAGATTGATTTTTAGATATAAAATCTAAGGGGTTAGTTTTAGATTGTATTTTCTGTTTTAGTTTATTATATGACTCTTCTAAACCTATTATACATCCCATAAAACCCATAATTCTATCGTAGTTACCATTTAAGTTATGAGCGACAATTTCCTGTAATAATCCTTGAGAAGGTATAACATCTACATTGCGAATTACGTTACCGTCTTCGTCAGTACCACGTTCTTCTAAAAGAAAATCTCTCATATAGATTAAACCATCCATTTTCATTTGTCTATTAGCCATAGGATATCCATATATCGTAGGAGCAGAAGATGAAAATGAAGCTTTTTTAGTTAAAATAGTTTGAGGCTGTTTAGCTAAGAGAGATAATTTCTTTCTCTTCTCGAAATATTCTTTTACATTTCCTACTGAGTTCTCAAAATATATAGTAGCATTTCCGTAGAAAAGAGAAAGTTTAAGAAGAGTTTCATTAACAGTATTACGTCCAGTGTAGGGTCTACCTACATATTCTGCTACTATCTCATAATGCCCATATTTAGAAGGATTGAGAGAAGTTTTAAGAACATAAATGGAAGACAGAGATTGTCCAGTTTCAGAGTCTGACGCAGTGGGGTCATGTCCAATAATATATAGATTAGGAGGAATTTTATTAAGTTCAGGATCTATGATAGGTAATTCATAGATAACAGTTGCTCCTTCTCTGTCTTTATGTGTCCAAGGAAAGGTATTAATGTGAGTAAGTTTATTTGAGGTATCTATTTGATATGATATACCATTATATTCAGAATCTGAGTCATAGAATAACTCAACTTTTTTCGCAATTTTATTTTCCACATTACCGGCACGAAGTCTAGTAAGTCTTTGAGATGCTTCCATAGCAGGAAGTATAGTTCCTTGTTCAATAAGGAAAATCTCTGAGGGTTTTCTAGGATGGTAAATAATATGATTACGTAAAGTAAGAGATGAACCTGTAGAAGAGGAAAGTTTTTTACGTTGTTTCTCTAAATATTGAGCAGCTTGCTCCCATATAGTGTTTCCTTCATCATCCTTATATTGATCTAATCCCATCTCAGCGGGAATAAAGCAAGCTATTTGACCTTGATTCTCCCACATATCTTCAAAAACTAAGCAATCAAATTCAGAAGGGTGATAAAACATATAATGCGCATCTTGCGTTCCTGATTCCATATCACCTCCAGTACCGATAAATATACCGGAACCATATTTATTAGCACCATCTTTCATAACATCTACAGAAGCAGCATACGATTCACGTAAATTATTAAACATACCAATTTCTTCAAATACCATTAAAGAAGCACGAGAACCTTGAGCTGCGTAAGGATTATCTTTAAATGTACGATTTTTAATTTCAGAGAATGATCCTTTCTTTCTCCACTGACCTCCATGCTTTACTTCATATTCTGCTCTTATTAATTTACCGGGGCCCCAAGATCCTTTATGTTGCTTAAAGAAAGGGTTGGGGTAAAATTTATTAGCTATTTCTTGAGACCCTGGAAGACGCTCAAGTGCAGTGCGAGTTTTAGAGAGGATGTCATTAGAATATTTAGCGTCGCCTGCCCCAACAATTACTTGAGTGGTTTGAGAAGAATTGGAGGGTTTAGCAGGGTCATAGTGTTGTGCTCCATCAAATAACCATTCGTGAAGTGTGAGAGCTACTCCTGTGAAATAAGATTTTCCGTACCCGCGCGGTCCCAACATAAAGAAATTTTGAGAAGGATTTTTATATATTGGAGAACCTAAATTTCTGGAGTGAGTAGTCCTTAAATAGGTTCTAGGAGGCACATAGGTTTTAGGAGATCCGTCTTTACGATATGCTTCTGGATGTTCTCTACGAAGTTTATCGGGTCCTCCAATATAATTATGAGGTTCATTGATTGCGTGGAGACAAGTAAATTCTTCGTCTAATTGGAATCCAGAAAATCCTCTAGTCTCCTCCCAATAATACGAAAGCTCCCACTCGATATCTCTCAAGTTGGGAGTTCCATAAGATTTAGTTTTTGCACCATCCTTATTCAGACGAATAATACCATAATTAACGTAGAAGTAAAGTTTACCAGGCATCCATTTACCGGATGCCCAGAAACCTTCTATACAATTTAATTTTTGTTCTTTCCACCAATCTAAATAAGAACGGGAAAGAGGGTGATATTCAGGTATTTCAGATAAAAGAAATTCTTCGTTAAGAGGTTGCATTAAATTACTATTTTATTATCGAGGTAAAACGTATTGGTAGTTAAGAATTCATCTATATCATAATACATAGAGATACCAGCATTATGAGCAAACATCTTATCTGAGTCCGAAAAAGATATTTCTTTATCTGAAGCATCCCCTACCATAATTGATTTAGAAAGATGAATTTTATATTTAAGACCTGCATCATAAGCCATGCCGGGATTAGGTTTTCGATAGAAGGATTTCATATCACGACAGTAGTAAGAGTAAATTCGTTTAGTATCTAGATATATCATCATCTCTGAGATAATAAGTTCCAATTTCTCTTTAAAATTTTGTTCATCTACAAATCCTTTTTCGATGCCTCCTTGGTTAGATACTATAACAATGCAATAACCAACATTTACGAATTTAGTTAGTTTATCTAGTATGTTAGGCATAAATTCCCAATCTGTGTAAGAAATAGGGAATTTTTTACCGGAAGCAGTTCGTATCAATGTATTATCTAGATCTATGAACACGGCTTGATTGGGTCTCATAATTATTGTGGTTGATGAGGGTTAGCAGAAGTAGATAAATCTCTATCTTCAGGATATATAGAACATGTAGTCATTAATATAACGGAGGCAATTGATACAGCATTCTTAAGCGCAGAAGTTAGTACAGCTACAGGATCAATAATATCTACACTAATTAAATCTACTACTTTATCAGTAGCAGCATTATAACCATATTTAATGGATTCAGGATTTTCTTTTTCTGAAGTAACAGAATTAATTAGTAAAGATATAGTTTCAGGGTTTTGTCCTGCATTATTAACTATCTGTTTGAATGGTGTGAGAAGTGCTTTTTGAAGTACTTTTTCTCCCGGCAAAAGATTATCTTGGTTAGACAATCGTTCAGAATAGTGGAAATATTGAGAAGCCCCTCCTGGTACTACACCATCTTTAATGGCGGCCTTTACTGCTGAGAGGGCATCATCCAGCCTATCTTTTATTTCTGCTACTTCTACATCTGTATCTCCTCCTACTTTAATTACAGCGATTTTACCGAGAAGTCGAGCTAAACGCTCTTCATTAGCTTTACGAACAAATGAATTAGGAGAAGCTTCAATATCAGCTTTAATCTCATTTAATCGCTCTTCTAAGAATTCAGGATTTGAGTTGCCTTCAAAAATAGTAGTAGAAGATCGAGTGATAAGAATTTTAGAGGCTGTACCTAAATCTTCTAAGGTAGTTTGAGAAATTGTGAAACCAAAATCTTCTGAAATAAGATTAGCTCCTGTAGCAATTGCCATATCTTGTAGCATCTCTTTTCTACGTACCCCATAAGCTGGAGCTTTAATAGCTACTACTGGAAGACCTGCATTAATTTTATTTAGGACAAGTACATTAAGAGCAGGTCCTACAATATCATCTGCAATAATGAGTAAGGGGCGTTTATGTTCAGCAGCTATATTAAGTAGGTGAACTGACTCATCTGAGGTACGCAGTTCTCTATCGTAAATAAAAATAAGAGGATCTTCATATTCTACTACACCTTGCTTAGTTTTATTAATAAAATGAGGGGAGATAAATCCTTTAGGTACTTGAAATCCTGAAATTTTTTCTACCTCGTGGGAGGAAGTTTTAGATTCTGATACAGAGATAACTCCATCTTCATCTGCTATAGAATAAGCCTGAGAAACTAAACTGGCTATTTTGTCATCTGAATTAGATGAGATATGAGCAATTTTGTGAATGTCATCCTTTTTAATAGGAGTAGAATGTTCTTTAAGATATTTAATAGCTAAGGTGGAGGCAGCCTCTAATTGTCGTTTAATATCAATTGCTGGAGTGCCGTTTGATATTTCTTTAAGGGACTCTTGAATTATAGCTTGAGTAAGAATAGTAGCAGTTGTAGTACCATCTCCTACTTCAGATACTGTCTTATCTGCAGCTTGTTTAATAAGTTGAGCTCCCATATTTTCTACTTGATCTTCCAAGTAAATAGAAGAAGCTACGGTAACCCCATCTTTTGTGACATGTAATTTTTTATGTGGATTTTGTATAGCTACATAACGTCCTTTAGGTCCTAGAGTAGAAGAAACTGCTTTAGCGAGTTTATTTACTCCTGTTATAAGACGCTCATTGTTAAACTCTAATTTCATTGGTGTCATAATATTCCTTGTTCTGATGGTGTTTCCTCCATTCCACCTTTACCGAGTGCTTTTTCTTTCTCAAGTGCAGAATAAGCTTTAGTGAGAGAATCCATCATTCGGTCAGTGTTTTTGAGGAAATCTTCTTTTAATTTAATTAAATCAACTGGCGTGTCAGTCGAATATTCTATCGATTTTAAAAAGTTAAGTCTATCCTCTAACTCATCTTCCCACATCTTTAAATAGCGTTCCACCTTAGTATAATTTATATTTTGATATGTGATAATAATATCCTCATGCTTAGAAGGTTTAAATTTAACAGTGGGAGTATCTAGTTGAAGTAGATCTATTACTACATCCCATTTTTCTTGGGTAGGGAGTTCATAGTAAGGTGATTCTCTATGGTACACATATTTTATAGCCCACATAACCTTAGAAGAATATTGTTTATTTTTTGTTTTATCATTAGAGTAGAATTCATTGAATACGTAAATATGAGAAGGGTGTACTTTCCAATATGAATTCTTTATATTAAAATCTTGGTCAGGTGAAGCCATAAGTTAAATTATAAATTAATATATCAATTGCTGGAGGAAGAAAAACTGCTGCTAGAAGTGCGAAAAACATTAAGATGATTAGCATAATCACGTAAAGTGTTATCATTATTAATATTAGTGATAAATTCAGTAATATTAAGAGAATTGTCTTTAAAATCTTTCCAATCATCTTTATTTAACATTTTACCCCATTTATTTAATTTATCTTTACGTGAAGGTGATAAAAATACTTTTTGGGATGGACACCCACAATGTAAACATTTTTGAGCTTTTAAGCATGGTGTACATAAAGAAGCTCTGTATACTGCCTGCTCTCTAATATGTAAAGGGGTTAGAGAACGTAAATAGTAATTAGTATAACCTTCAGCAGCATTACGTATATTAGTGGGGGTCACATCTTTTATCGTTATTTTAGGTGATTTATTCGGGGTTGTCATTTTTAGCTTGAGTTAGAGACTTAAATTTAGAAGTTTTAAATTCTAAAGGTAAAGGTTCTTCATCAACAACAAATTCTAAGTGCATAGGGTGTACTTTAATAAATCCCTCAAATGGAACTTTAGCGGAAGAACGATCAGGAAATACTTGATTATCAAATGAGATAGCTTTATGGGAAATCTGTACTTTTTGTCCGGGTTTAAGTTCAGCCTTAAGGGTAGAGGAAATATAATCTTTAGCTCCTTCAGGAATCTGAACAATAATACCCTCTGGTTTATAGAGTATATTATCTATCTTAGCTCCTGGCTGTCCTTTATCTGAGTACTTAGATACATATTTAGGATCTTTTACGCCGTGCTTAGTTTCTCCTAACTGATCAAATTGATAAAGTCTAACAAGAATAGAAGATCCTATCATAGTCTTATTTTGTAAGGATCTAGGGAGGATATTAATTTCTTTATTATACTTTTTTCTTTGCTTTAGATCTTTCATGGTATAGCTTTTTATGATATTTCTTTAATTGTTTAGTGTAATAATAGTACCGTAAATATAATTTACGATAATCCCACCAGTATTTAAATTCTCTTTTTAATTCTGAAGTAGGATTTTGTCTAAGTTGCGGAATATAATATTTTAAAAATTTCCATCTCATAGCATATATCTTAGGTTCAAATGTACCAAAGTGAGAGATACAGAATCTAGCAGTGGTAGGTTTTTTAAACCACTGCTTCAACTCACTAAATTGATGTCCAACTACGTCTTTGACAATATGTTGAGGAGTAGATGTAACTTGAGAAACTAAAGGATAAATAACATTATGTGACTTTGCTACGTGTTTCATCTTGAGAAGGAGGAGGAAGAAATGTAATTAAAATATTAAAATCTTGCTGAGAGTTAAGTTTATCTAACAGATGTTTGGTCTGATGTTTTAGGTATTTAGATAAATAAATAACATTATCTTCATCTCTGTAGAGGTACTGTTTATCTATGAGAGAGTAGAGTTTCTGATTCATAGATTCTGCAGATAATTTCCAACCTATGGAAAGTAAATTTTCTCTAACCTTTTTCTTGGGTACTTTAGAGAAAAGGTAAAATTCGTATTTAGGTGGAAGTAAAAGAAACTCAGCTAAAAGATTTATTTCCGCATCTGTAAGATAATTTTGAGGGTTAGGATTTAATGAAGAGAGAATTCTTAAAAAAGAACGAATTGTATCTCTGAGTTGCTGAGGCGGAAATTTAACCTTCATAATAGTTGTATTGGTATTAAGTACATATTTATGATGCTGGAGTAACAGCGGGTTCTACAGGTTGTAGGCAAGGGTTAGAGACAATTTTAATGATCTCTTGAATAAGTTTAGCAGCTGGGAATAAATTAGTAAGCACCCACCATACAGTAACTTTTTGGGGAACATAAATATCATTAGTCCCATCTTTATCAAAACGTTCCATTACTGCAGTACCGATAGCGTTAATTTTACAGCGAAGTTCTGCATTTTCGTGATTAACTTGGTTTAACTGATGCTCAAAAATTTCTACTTTTGGAGCTTCGTTAAGTTGATCTTGTTTAGTTTCTTTTTTCTTAGCCATTTGATTAAAAGTTTAATAATTTAGATATTTTTATATTATCTGAAGTAAGGGATTTATATACTACTTCAGTAGGTACGGAATTTCCTTCATTAGAGGTTTGAGTGAAAACTGTATCAATTTTATAGAGTTCGTAACCTTCACCAATGTCAAAATAAAGTTCGTCTTCAAAAAGAGAAGGTTTAACTTTTAGTTTATTTGATTGACCTTGATTATTTACTCTTACGAGGTTGTCATCATATTTATACACGCCTTGAGTAGAGGGAAGTAATCTCTCGTTTAGAAAATCGAGTATATTAACTTGTAGAGAATTTTCGTAGTAGGCAGCAGCAGAATCAAAAAGTGGTTTACCTTGATCTACTAATCTACGTGCTTGAGAATAATTTCTAGCCTGCTGAAGAGTAAGTTTAGCTAATTGAATTACAGCAGAATCTTTAGAAAGTTTTACAGACGAATTGGCGAGTATAGAATCTTGAGAAATTTCTTCTATATTAATGTTGGGTATTTGATACGTTTTAATTACATCTTCTTTGTCATTATCATTTGAAGTTAGCAAGTTACTTAAAATAAAATGTTGAATAGCTACTCCAAGTAAAAAAGGGATAAGAGAAATTAATACTAGCTTTTTCATATTAATTTGTATTAGTTTATATTGTGTAATCTTGATACAGTGTTTTATTAGGATTCATCATTTAATGTTTAGCAAATTATAATTTAAACCTAGAGATAAGGTAGGAGCAAGTTGAAAACTTTGATTACGGTAAGTTGTTCCATAACCTAAATGAACTCCAAGAGAGAGTCTTTTAGGTCTAGTATCTATCGAATATGACCGAGTATCAACTGACGAGTAAGGGGATGTAGAAGATATTACTACATTATGTGTTTTAGGCTTAAATAAAGGATTTTGTGTAGTATGATAAATAGAGAGGGTATCTGTAGTAGAGAGAAAGAAATAATTATCTTTAGGTGTAGAGCGGAGTAAAGATGAATCTTGTTCTTGGGAAAAAAGTTGAGAATAAACTTTAGGACCCATAACAGTTAAAGATATATGAGAGTCTTGATATCTATCGTAAAGAGGTTGAGGATACTTAGTTATATATACTATAGAATCTTTAATTACTGTATCTGGAGCAGAGGAAATGGACGATTGAAGCTGGTCGATAACAGATTTTAAAGAATCTTGTACTTCAGTATTAACTACTGTGCGAGTTATTGTACGTATTTTTTGTTTACGTCTAGAATTAAGTAGCTTGTTAAGTCGCTTATTCTCCTGTTTTAATTGTTCTTGAGTAAGAGTGGAAGACCTCTGAAATACAGAATAATCGTGTTTTAATTGTTGATGAACAGCAAGAAGAGAATCGTAATCGGACAAGGGGATTGTCTGGGGATTTACTTTATCTGAAGTAGAAGAGATAGTAGTAAATAATCCTTTAACAGACTGAGAGAGTTGAGGATTACATTTAAACAGGGTGAAAATAAGAGTTAGAGAAGTGGCTGTAATAAGAAGCCACTTACGTGTTGATTTAGTCATATTTATCATTATTTTTTATCAGAATTTGTATACCAACCAATATAAGTATAGCACAAGCTATGAGCCCATAAACTAGGCATACTTCGGGGGCGTTATACTTAGATAATGTTAGATATATCATCATAATACCATAAAGATAAGAATAATATTTGAAATATCCAAATTATTTAAGTAATAAATATAATAGTCCCCTTAGCGATTTGGGGTCTATCGCTTGAAATAAAGGGGATCTACTCAACTATGATCTTCGGATAAAACGCAGTTCGTCGGACTTTTGATCCTACACCCTCTGGTTTGTTGGTCATCATTTTTTGTTTGTCTTAGTCACTTAAGGAACTCTATAAGCGAAACACGGCCCCTATGCGCTGCGACCAATCCAGTCGTTAACCTTATAATCATAATCATTTTCGAAACTACCGGGGACATCTTCCCTCTATGTTGACGTTAGAGAATCACGGTTAGATAGGTAGCGAAGAGCCTTCTTAAGTAGTAAAGGAGAATCCTTAAATAAACCTAATGCTAGGTTACAAGTCCTACAAAGAAGCCCACGTACAGAAAGAGTTTTGTGGTCATGGTCGACGTGCAGCGCATACTCCAGATCGTCCATATGCTCTTCACAAATAGCACATCTATCATTTTGTTTCTCTAAAAGCTGATTGTACTGCTCAAGATTAAGAGAGTACTTATTCTTAAGTCGCTTTGATTTCCTTTGACAATAAAGACATAAATTATCTTTTAATTTGGACGTCGGAAATCTTTCACCACAACCAGTACAATATTTCATATATAAGTGTGTCTTGAGGTATCCACCCAATGTCTTTCCCCATACTGCACCATCTCGGCTCTTCAGGGGTGAAATTGTTTCTGGGTTACATTATGTGCAAAATGTGAACTTAGTGTAATTATAGTAAAAAGATATGACAATACCAAATTTTTTTTATATTTTTTTAAAAAAAGTTTTCTGTATATGGACTTAAAATGCATTTGACCCCCCCCCCTTTATTTAAAAT